ATGTCACTGAGGTGATTATACATGTCACTAACCATTCCAGCTTTGCTTTTCAGGTTAGATTTTTCACTATTCTTCTTATCTCCTTTACGAGCAGGTGCTTGACCTTTTACGCCTTTAGTAGCAGCAGTATCGACAGCGTCAACACTTTGCTTCTCGGCATTTTCGCCATCGAAAGCTTCTTCGACTTCCAGCTCATCGTGGAGTTCTGTAAGTTTGTTATCCATATTGGACTCCTTGTTTATAAGTTTTTCTTAAATGATGAGAGGAAATTCTTAAACTCTCGCGCCTGTTCTGGATAAGAACCTACACGGGGAGTACAGTTATTTTCAGTCTCTTGCTCTTCACATATTTCCTGTGGGATAAGAACTCCATTACTCCAGTTCCATTCTACACCTTCCATAATTCCATTAACGAAAGCGTTTGGTGCAGATGGATCTTGTACGATGTCAATCGTACTAAGAGTAAAGTCGTCTTTCACATACATGGCACCGCCACGCTCCACAAGACTACCCATTCCTCTAGTTGAGACACCAAGGTTGACACCGCCTTCAAGCAAACCTTTTACAATTTGTCCCATCGGAGTATCTAATATTGATGCCTTACCTACCACATCATTGCCTTCCCAATGAAGGTCAGTGATTAGGTGGGATACTTTGTCGAGGTTGACGGTCGGACCTTCGGGATGGTTCAACTCGCCAACTGCTCGATTCTTCGATACTTGCGTATCGACATATTTAGCAACCGCATTTTCCATTATTGCTTTTGGATAGATGCGACCATTTCTATTCTTTTGTTCTGCTTGCGCGAATACGCCTTCAATTTGAAACTTTTTAGTCCCATCTTCCTTCTTCTCAATAAGACAGGAGATATTATGTTCGTTGTATTCAGCAATTAGTTTCATGTTAGTTCCTTCATTGCCATATCGATTGCTTTTTTGGCATCCTTCTCACTACGGAAAGTGTCCAGTTTATCACCATCAATATAGGCGACAAACCCTTTTGAGTCTTTTACAATCTCAACAGGGTACTTGCCCATCTTCTTCTTAAAAACGGGAGTACTTTTCGCCTCTCGTATTTCTTTAAATGATTTCATTAAAGATGTTCCCTTAGTAAGTCTATAGTTTATTTATAAGTTTTATTTATTTGAAATAGACTATTGTTCCAAAGAATCTTCAATCTCAGCAGTAATGTCTTCCCATTCCGAATCTTCCGAACTAATATCTTCTTCTTCTTCTGGAATTACATCTTCTTCTGCGTCATCATATCCATCGGGCGATTCTTCGTCAGCACCGTTGTATGCTATGTTAGCGATACGAATCTTTTCCGCTTCAAGGGAATCAAACACCTTGTCATTAATAAGATTTTCAAAGTGACCTTTCGCTTGAGAAAGGTTCTTTTGACGAATAGCGTCAAGCATTGTCTCTACGTCACTACCGTGACCTTGCTCTTCGCCTTCATCGTATTCATCGTATTCGTTATCTTCAATCATTGTTGTTTCTCCTATAGTCATAATGATTTAATCTTGTCGTGCTTCTGGTGCTTTTTCTGAACGTCTAACTTCGATGTCCTTGCTATCTTCGGTATCCTTTTCTGCTTCCTTTTCAGAAGTTCCTATTGGGTTAACTGCTGGTGCTTTAGGCACAGTCACAGAATCATTACCGTCTTCATGGTCATCGGGGTCTATTTCTCCTGAGGCCACTTCTTTCTTCATTTGCTTATACATTTCTGCCGACTCTTCATCATCGAAGCGCATAATATTTTTCATCAGCCATTCTTTAGAAAAGTATTCGCCAACATACTGTACCGACTGATCCATAAGACCCAAACGCTCTCGAAGGACTTCGGCATCCTTCAATTCTGTGTAGTGGTTATCTTTATAGTAGTCAATCCTGACTCGGTTGCTAAACTTATCGTGCCAGTCTACTTCGGTAATGATACCCTTGAGAATAAGTTGCTGACGCAAGATACCAGTGAAGAGTTTAGAGAACCGCATTCGCAGACGAGTGATAAACTTCTGGAACTTAATCTCTTCTCGCGTAATCTCAGTAGCACGACCAATAGAGTACGCTTGCTCTTGCTCAAGGCGAGATACAGGGACATTTAATGACTGGTAAACTTTTCGTTGGAAGTATTTGATATCATCAATCTCACCAAGGTTTGAACCGCCAGGAAGTGTGCTAACTTCTGTTCCTCGTCCACCTTCTCTTCGGGGCAACCAGAAATCATCCAGCATTGTCATATGCTTACGACTGTCTTTCAGTTCACCTGTATTGCCATCGTAGACTAACTTGTTACGATAGCGAGTCATAAGACTGTTGAGATATTCTTCTGCCTTCGCTTTAGGAAGGTTACCAGTATCAACATAGAAAATTCTACGCTCTGGTGCGCGAGCCATGCGATAGATGATAAGAGAATCTTCCATCATACGCAGTTGGTTTATTACTCGCAATGCTTTGTGTAGGTTAGATACTACTTTGGTTCGACTTTCATCTAGTAAACCTGAAGTCACATAACTTACAGAATCACTAGAAAGTTTAACACCACCAGTTTTTCCACCTTCAGTATCAGCATTTGAAATTCCACTTGCTCTTCCGTATGTACTACCAACCATAGTATCGTTAAATATGTAAAACTCCTCAACATTGTCAATGAGAGTAACACCATTTTCGTTGGTCTTCTTTTTAACGTGCCTAACTTTACGAATTTTTAAAGAATCTACAAAACGAACTTCTCGAATACCTGCCTTCAGATTATTCTTATCTACTACAAGGTGATGATAAAGTCTACCATCAACATACCAACAACGGAACATGTCGTGTGCGCGTTCATTAAAGTTCATTATGTTTAGCAGTTTTTCAAACTCATCTGCTACTTTCTTTTTGATAGAAGCAGAGACATCAACCATATCAAGGTCAATATCTACAACAACATCATTTGTTTGGGGTACAACAATTGCTTCGTTGACAATCTCTTCAATTGCCATATCTACTTCGGGTTGCTGTGCTGCTTGCCGATACTTGCGAATTAAATCGTGTTGATCCTTTACGGTTAAATCACCGTAAATGTCCATCGACATACCATAGTGGTTTGCTCCAGAGGTTATATAACCAGCACCATCATCATCAGTAGGTGCTACCACGGATGCGTTTTTAAGAGGCTCGGTGACTTTTTTGTCTTCCGCGCTTCTCTTTATCTCAAATCCGAATAGTTTTACGCCATCTGCCATTTCTTAATCCTTAATATAAAATAAAAAAATAGGAGGGGAGAAAATCCCCCCCTCCCATTTACTTATAACCCAAAAACTACAGGGTATTATCATTAGTCCAGTAATCGAACTCAAAGGTCACTGTGAACTCTTCAATCGCGGTTACTTGGTCATAACTAAGTTCAATGTTACCAAGTGCGCTTGGAAACGCATTTTTCAGACTATAAGTTTTAATAGGTGTTCCGACTTGGTTAAGTTGTTGTACTTCAATGTTGGAGGCGTATGTGCCATATCCAGCATTATCAGCAAAAACTCCTAAATTTTCTCGGTGACTATTAATACCGTTCATCCATCGTTCAAAAGAATTTCGAACATTAAAATTGGTATCATTATATATTGTTACTTCCCAAGGTTCAAATGTGCGGTCTCCAGGTAATTTCACGATTCGTCCTCGAAACGGCACTTCTACCGTTCCGAGGGTTGAACCAGGAATTACTGCTGCGCGACACATAAAAGATGTCAATTCGGTATTTCCACCTGCATACCCTGGAAATGCCACATCGATTGAAAATAGGTTGGCTCTTGCACCACCACCCGTCATCTTGCCTCGGAAGTCATCTACTCTTAAAACTGCCATAAGTTACTCCTAGATTTCTTCTGTTAAATTTGTCGTAATTGCTGAGATGTAATTCCACCAGAAATAATTTCATCAAAATCTGCGCCAGTGCGTGTAGCAATGAAATCGATAGTAATGAAGTTAATGCTTCGTGCTGGTTTGATGAACAATGCTGCTCGCATTTCATTGCGGTCAATGACTTCAGGTGTGTTGTTTGTTTCATCACACTGTACCCGAAAGTCAAATATTCCTCTTCGTCCTTGAATCTCTCGCAAGATAGGTTCAACAACTGCAACGAACTCAGATCGTGTAAACTCATCGTTAAATTCAAATAAGAAGTTTCGTGCTGCAAGAGCAACAGATTTCTCAATTGCAAGGAATAATCTACGAACTCCAATACGGTCAAACGCTGAAGGTCGAGAAAGTTTAGTCTTATCTCCCCACAACAAAGTTCCCCTATTTGGATATGTAACAATTGGGTTAACATTCGCCTTGTACAAAGTATCCCTTTGCGTTCTTGAGGGACTGTATGCAAGGTTTGTTACACCAACATATTCTCCACGCTTTTCACCAGCAGGTGACCACCAAGGACCGTAGTTATAATCGCTGAATGCCATTATACCAGCAGTGCTTGATGCAGCAGGAATATAGATATATTGATCATTATACTTATCATAAACACGGAGATAATTATTATCTACAGCAAGATAAGATGAACTAGGAAATGTATTGGTAGTAGCCAAAGTCTCACCAACTGGGTCGTTTTGGTTTATAACTGCTGCTCGGTTAGGAGAAGCAACTACTAAACAATCCTTACGAATTTTACCTGCTATACCAACCAAATTAGCGATAACAGTCCGTTGTTGAGTTGCTGTATTCATGCCTGGGGCAATTATCAACTGTATATCGGTTGTATCTGGGTCTTCAAATAAGTCGAAACCTACTTCATAGTCCCCCTCATCCAAAGGTTGGGCATCGTCTTTGCCCCTACTCAATCCTGTAGAACTTGTCTCATTAGTCCAAGACGCGATACCCAACTTGTAATTGATTCCTGATCCATCGGATGGGGGATTTGTACCCCAATTATCACCAGCAGGAGTTGCGTCTTGAGTCCACTTACTGAACCAAACATACTTTGAAGCATTATTAATTACAGTCCTAACATAGTTGTCGCCACCGTCTGTAGTTTTTGCGGCTGGAGCAACAGAGACATATGGGTAGACTTCAAGAACTGTTCCTTTAGTTCCACTAAAGAGACCGTCAGAATCGATAATAGCGACATGTATTTCATCGCAGGCACTATCGAGATTGCCAGGTTGACCCAAACACCAAGGGGAAGTACCAGGAGCAGATAAAAATTCTGATTTATACTTCCAAGTCTGGAAAGCGGTTTCCGTCTGATCCGTTGTGTTGTTGACTTGTTGAGCAAAGACTGATATAGCAAGTGAATTGCCTATAGCACCTGGGTACTTTGCAGTAAACGAGTTAGCGATATTTGTTTCTTGTGCGTCCCAATTCTCCTCGTTTTTAACTAAAATTCTGGTATCTACAACAGTAGAATTATTAGCATTAAGTGCTGAGTCACCTAAAGTAACGGTGCCAGTTGAGATAGCTCGGTTTATGATAAGGTTTCCAGAATATCGTAAAAATTGATTACAGGAGAAATAATCTACTGCCATATCAATATCAGGTACTCCATAGATTCCAGCCAATTGACCT